CCGCCAATTTAGAAGCTTCACGCACCTGGGCCGCAGGTTGGTCAGAAGCATATCAAAACTATGCAGACAGCGCCAACAATGCCGCAAGCCAAGCAGGTCAAATATTTGGCACAGTAACCAAAGGCATGGAAGATGCCATTGTTAAATTTGCCATGACAGGCAAGTTGAGTTTTACAGATATGGCCAACAGCATCATTGCTGACATCGTGCGTATCATGGCAAGAAAGGCTATCCTAAGTGCCATGGGACTGGGTGGCGGATTGTTTGGATTTGCATCAGGTGGTATGGTAGATAGTGGCAAACCAGTCATGGTAGGTGAACAAGGACCAGAAATGTTTGTGCCAACCAGCAATGGCAATATCATTCCAACCAGCCAATTAGGTGGAGGTGGAGGTGGCACCAATGTTACCTATAACATCAATGCGGTTGATGCCAGCAGTTTCCGCACCATGGTTGCACGTGATCCACAATTCATTTACAACATAACAGAGGTTGGTCGCAAGAGCACCCCAAGTAGGAGATTAGCATAATGTCAATACAAACAATTATAGATCGAGCAGGTGCAATTGCCTTTGATCGCAGAAGAATCAGTGCCCAAAGCATTAGCCGTAGTCAAAGAATTAAAACCAGTGAACGTGCGGCAGCTCAGCCACTGCAATTGACTGTGACTCCTCCTGCCATTATGAAATATAGTGCCAGTCGTCAGATTATCGAAGCAATTCAAACCAATGATCGTGTAACTGAAACACAGATCAACTTGGCCAACAATTCCAAGTTAAGTTATCTAACTGCCTATCAAGGAGAATTGAGTAGCAGTCAAAGAACCAGCATGACCATTACCAATTTTACTGCAACCACAGTGACCATTGGTGGCTTGCCTTCAATTGGATCTACTTTGACCACAAGAACAGTTAATTTAACTGCTAAGAGTTTTGCTGACACAGTTGCACCCACATACAACAAGGCCTTGAGCACCAGCAGAACAGATTTTTTAATTACCGATGCGGCCTATGATGCCAATTGGCAATCAATCAAGGTTGGAGATGTGCTAAGTGCTTCTACCTATATTACCGGCAGTCAAACTATTTCCAGCATCACTAGAAATTACATCACTATCCAAGACGTGGGTTACACTAGAATTGTAATGAGTGCGGTGCCTAATGCCAGCAGTCCAGATGCTACCTATAATGACAGCGCCAACGTCACAGTGGCAGATACATTTACCACCTATGTCAGCGCCTATACACAGGTTTTATTACCAGGTGATTTTATTCAACCTGTCAACAGTCGTTATCCATACATTGTCAACAACACAGTTTTAAGAGGCACTAACACAGTGGTTACTGCCACTGTTCATAGACCTGCTATCACCAGTGAAGGCATCAGCTTGATCACTCCAATGAAGATAGGCAATAGTTGCACATTCCAAATGATTGTTATGACTTTGCCAACATATAGAATTGTTCCACATGATCTAGTTGAATGGAAAGATGACTTTGTTCTTATTGAGAAGATTATATAATGGCACAATCAATACCAGCACTAGAATCAACCACGTTATTGCATGGTCTGTTGATAAAATTAACAGTCAACAGCAATCAATATTTCATTGCCAATACCTATAGACCTATCACATGGAATGGCAATACCTATTCAGCACTGGGTCATTTTATCGGCATGAATGAATTGCAAGATGATCTTCGTGCCACCAACAATGCTATTCAAATCAGCTTGTCAGGCATTCCTAAGGATCCTGGTGAAGCTGGCCTACCTGGCTATAACAGTTTTGTTGATCTAATACTACAGACAGATATCAAAGGAAGCCGTGTGCAGATCTATCGTGCCTTCTTTGATCCTGTCACACGTGAATTTTTAAGCAGTCAAACCAGTTTGAGATTTAGTGGATATATCTCTAACTATACCTTGACAGATTCAATTGATGCTGAAGCACACACAGATACCAATACCTTGGTTATCCAATGCTCCAGCGTGAATGCCATATTGGAAAAGACCATTACAGGTCGCAGAACTAACTCTGCAGATCAAAAGAATTTATATCCTACAGATACTGGCATGGATCGAGTAGTGGCCATCAGCAAAACATCATTTGACTTTGGCAAACCATACACACCACCGGCATAAAGAAATGATTAGAAAGATTAACAGATTTGATTACGAAGAGATATTGGACATCATGCTAGATTTTGCAGATGCCACACATATGAAAGGATTTCAAAGAGATGAATACGATCGTGAAGGCGCTAAAAAAGTTTTGTTACGCTGTGAAGTTGGGGGCATCAGTCTATGCTCTACCACAGAAACAGGAGAAATCCAAGGAGTAATCCTTAGTCTGCGTGATAGAGATATTTGGATTCCAGATATTGTCCGTTTACGTGAACTTGCCTGGTGGGTAAAGCCTGAATATAGAAATACTACCGTAGGTGCCAGGTTATTCCATGCCTATCAAAAAGAGGCAGAAAAATTACAAAAAGCGGGAGAAATCACCAGCTATACCATGAGTAAAATGGATATTTCGCCTGATTTCGACTACGAAAAACGAGGATTTAGATTCCTTGAGTCAACATACATAGCAGGAGAATAATATGCCAGTTTTTACAGCCATTGCCGCAGTCATTGTAGCCGAAGTAGGAGGCATTGCCTTTGCCGCCGCAGTAGGAGCCGCTGGCGTTGCATTTACCACAGCGGTTGTTGCCGCAGGTTTGGCCATTGTCACTGCTAGATTAATTTTAGGCACACAAAATCCAGGCGGAGGTGGTGGTGGTGAAGGTAGCGTCCAAAGCCAAGGCACTCGTGTTCAGTTGCCTCCTGCTAGTGAAAACAAAGTTCCGGTCATCTATGGCAATGCTTTCCAACAGGCCATTATTACTGATGCACACATCAGCAATGAAAACAAGACCATGACCTATACCATGGTCCTGAGTGAAAAGACAGAGACAACCAGCACATGGACCATAAACAACATCTATTGGAATGATCAAACTCTTAACTTTAGAGATGATGGCTATACTGTAGATTCAAGCACCTTGTCAGATGGCACAACCAGCACCAACTTTAGCGGTCTAATCCGTTGTTGGGCATGGGCAGGTGGTAGCAATGCCAGCAATCAGATTTTTGGACCTAGCACCGCAGTCAATGCCTATGATATCGTTCCAGAAACAACCAGCTCATATCAAATGACCAACTTGGTTTTTGCTGTGATGCAGATTGATTATGACAGCGCCAAGAATGTTACACAATTACAGAACATTACCTTTGATATAACCAACAGCCTGAGCAATCCTGGAGAAGTTTGGCTGGACTACATGACATCAACACGCTATGGAGCAGGATTTGCTCGAAGTGAAATTGATATAGATACTGCCACTGGTTCTACTTCAACCAGCATGAAGTCGATTGCCAATCAAATTCCAGCTAACCAATATCAAACAGATGGCGTGACTACATCAACACAGGCTAGATATGTCTGCAATGGTGTTTTGAATACTGTAGATACTGTTAAGACCAACCTAGATAGAATTAACATTGCCAGTGCCAGTTGGACCACATATGATCACAAGCAGGGCAAATGGCGCATTATTCCTAACCGTGCTATTTCAGCAGGTGAAATTGCCGCAACAAGACATTTCAATGATGACAACATCACAGGTGAAATATCTGTAACATCTACCAGTTTGGATGACATCTATAACCGTGTAGAAATCAGCTATGCTAACCGTGGCCTGCGTGATCAAACCGACTACTACAAGGCCAGCCTAGATGCATCATACTTGAATAATCTAGAACCAGTTAACCTATTGCGTATGACCACTGCCTTGTGCAACAATGGTATTCATGCGGCTCGTGTTGGTTTAATTGAATTGAAACAGAGTCGCAGTGATTTGGTTGTTACATTCCAAAGTGATTACAGTGGATTGCAAACCGAAGCTGGAGATATCATTAGATTCTCCAACGTGATCTATGGTTTTGATCAAAAATTATTCCGTGTGACACGAGTGCGTGAAGCAGAAGGTGCAGATGGCGGATTAACAGCTGAAATCACAGCACTAGAATACAATGCCACAGTCTATGCAGATGATACATTGATTGATGGACAGACCAAACCTCTAAGTGACATTCCTGCGGCTGGCACGACAACCTTGTTGGCACCTAGTGCTCCTAGCGTTGTTCATGTTACCACAGGCACAAGTCCAAATTTTACCTTGCAGACCACAATTAACGGAAACAGCGGTCCAGTTGATAATGTCCAGTTCTGGTATTCGACAACGAGCACCACAAACTTCAATACCCTATTGACAGTCTACGGTGCAGATGGTGGTTCATTTGTTGCCAACCAGAACGTGCAGGGTATTGTGACTGGATTGCCTGTCAATACCTACTATTTCAAAGCTCGTGTAGGCAATGCAGGACTCTACAGTCCACTCAGCACAACCAGCACCAGCTTTGCCTGGAACCCTGCATATGATTATGGTGGAATCTAACGGATAAACAACTGGTTTAATCGGTTGTTTATAAATATTCAAAACAGCAAATATACTTGACAAGGCCGCAGTCTTGTCATTTTACACCTTAGGAGAAATATTATGGCTGGCGTATTATCATTGAGCCAATGGCTCGGCGGACCAGATGACGTTAAAGTAGAATC